TGCAACTTCCACACGGTAAAATAATTCCGAACCCTGACCTGCCGCATTGGCATCTCGGGTACGATAATATCTTCTCTCAAAGTGGTTTGGAAATTCCGCCTCGATCAAAGGAGAAATTTTGCTGTGGGTCACAGCCATACCACCCCACCCTGTGTTTTTAGTCATCAAGGTAGTGGCATGGTTGTAAACCGAACTGGTGGGTTGATCTAATAATCTAATGGCGTTAGATTCATTCGCCTGCCACCCAACACGCATAATGGAACAAACATGGTCTGTGTTGAATGATGAAGACAACATCATCTTATGTCTTATACCTCCTCTAGAACCGACAAAAGCCGCAGAAAAGTAGGTAAGAGGAATGAAATGGACATAATTTATTCCATTCAATCTCCCACCAGCCGTTCGGCCCTTTTGCAACGGATATGGACTCTGCAATAACGTCCAAACATAAGGACTGGTAAGTGCAGGAAAAGGGGCAGATATATTTCGTCTATAAAAGGTGTATCTTTTAATAAGCGTACGGATAGAAACAACTGGATCTGCATGATATATCAACGTATGATTGGGATCACATCCGTTTCCAAATTTCCGGAGAACTGGTGGGCCTTCCGGAGCAGAAGAATCTGAAGACAAAACTTCAGTTCCAGATTGCGGACGATATAAATAACTGTCAAAGAAATTGCCATCTGGATCGACAACTTCAAAATCTTCTCCTGCTGAAATGAAAACATTGCAATAAACATCACCAATGTCAGAGGAAGCGGGAGCTGTAGATGGAGAAACCAACTCGTTAACAACATGACAATACAATACACCATTGTGTCTATTGTTCGGATTGAGAACTAAAGGATTTCTACCAAACAATTGATTAGTAGGCACAGTTCCAGGTTTGCTAATCACCTTGTAAGATTCTGGAGCATGCCACCCAACTTCGATGACAAAATCGTTTGTAGCCCCAATATCAATAATTTCGTTAAGTGCGGTGTTAGTTTCAACTTCTCCATTAGGAGCTACAGCAGGATCATAACTAATCCTGATTCTGCCCTTATGCATAGGAGAAACACAAAACTGAAATCTAAATTTGAGGGAACCTCTCCATTTACGGAAAGGCATACCTACAAAAGCACAAGCAGGCATATCGAAGGGACCGTTACCCCCTGGAGGGTTTCGGTCTTGATTGACATGCCAAGGACTAACTCCAATATTAAATAACATTGTGCCAGCACCATCAGTCTCTTTATTCCATTTAAATTGTGTCAAATAAGATTCCCTATTGACTATATTTTTAAAAGCCATATGATCCAAAGGTCCAAAACCAGCGGTCCTAGGGTCCACACATGTTTCCTGTTTGGAATCAAAGGTAAGCTTAGGACAAGTATCGGTAGAATCAGCATTGGCAAAAGTCTGAGTAAGTGACGGCTTAGCATATCTTGTCTCTGAAATATTCGTAGGACGAGAAAAGCCAAACATACGTGCCACGTCACCTAAAGCACCAGCACCAATTTGAGTGGCAGTGGCATAAGGTCTAAGGAAGGGGACATTTCTCAAAAGCCCGGCGTGATGCGCTACTGCATACGCTGGGCGCGAAATAATACCTTTACCATACTCATCTTCGGGACCAGCCTGAGGAGATATAGTGCTGGGATTGCTGCTTGTAGGACAAGAAAGAACAACGTCTTCAGCCCAGCAAAAGACAGTAATGGTTACAGTACCTGTACTACCAGCCAAATGGCCTAAAGGCGTCATACCACGGATATAAATCCGGGAACGACCAGACCAATCCGCAGTAAGAATATTAAATGAATTGAAATGATGAATATAAGGAATAGTAATCTCACCACCCTGCGAAGTAGAAGGGTCTATGTATACATGCGGAAGTTGAGATAACTGTGTGATACTATCACGATCTAAATAATCGTCAGTAGCTCCCATTGGACTATGGACGCAAATTGCACGGCCATAGTGAAAAGGGGAACCATTTAACATAACTTTGATCTTAAGATTAGCCCGAAGATTACGATAATTGGCTATTCTGTTAACGTTCCGGGAATTAGCCCAGAACAACAACCATGGATCTAAATCCAAAGCGACAGTGTTAGTGGCATTACTAGCCCAATCGACTCTACCAATTTCAATCGGACGAGCAAAGAAGGCAGATAACGAAACATCGCCTGTATCAGCAGCATAATAAGAGTCATCTTTCATATGGTTGATACCACTAGTCCAGTCATTATTCTCATCCACGAAAGTGGTTACAGAAGAAGTAACTGTGTCAGTATTTTCAGATTTAATAATACCACTCTGTGGTGACATATATTCGTCCAATTCCTTATCCGTAGGTATTTCATCGGGTTCAGGGGCGAACAAATTTTTCTTCACTTTATCATAAGGCAGACCGTCAGTGACGTCTAACTCAGTGAAAAGTTTAGTATATTCTTCCCGCCTATAGGCGGGAAGAGGTTTAGTAATATTTACCAAATGCCTGTTCTTCTCTCTCTCACTTTCATAATGAGCTAAAAACTGAACTAATTGCATAGGCGAATAAGACGGAGCATCCACTCCTCGAGGTTTTGGTGGTCCTCGAACACGCATAGTGGGGCCAGGTTGGGATTGCGAGTCCTGGCATCTCTTATTAGTATTAGCGGTAGATAACATACTTTGTCACCCTACCAGATGACAATAAGGGTCATTTTATAGTCTTAACCAGGACTTGTTTCAGCTTCAAGAAATACGCAAGCGTAACCACATTAGCAACTTATGGTTCCGTAACCAGTACAGTATTTCTCCTTCCAAGCAATAAGACAATCGTCAAATGACTTGGTTAGGTTCGAACAAAGGTGATCCAAATTTGCCTCTTTGGCAACTTTGGAAATCTTTGTCCTAAAATCCTCATAGTCTTTCCTACCATGCAAAAACATTTCCCTCAAAGAGTTATCAATGTTTGTGGCAGAAAGCTCACTAGGAGACATGAATTTCGACTTCATTACACAATGTAAGGACTTATAGATCGATGTTTTCTCTAAGGCTCCCACTTCGAATCCAAATTCAGGATCAAAACGAGAGTCCCTCTTAAGAAAACTAATCTCCCCATAAGGTCGAAATGCCGGATGAGTTCCAGCTTTATCAGGAGGAGTATAGGTCATACCATACTCATCCATTCGTGAGGACATCACAATGTTGTTAAACCAACCACAATCTTTATGAATACTTCCTGTGGAATCATCTCCATAAAATATAGCTCCCACCATACTTCTAAAAGGAGGAATCGTGCTTCTATCTCCTACAAAGGAATCATAGTAAGCGGCTCGATGAAGAATTCCATTACTGATGTTATTAATAAACACAGTAAGGTTTTGGCCTGAAGGTTGTGAGCCATTAAACCCTATAAGAGTTCCATTGTAGGCAACGGTGGCGTGAACTACATCAGAAACGAGGTGTTCCATAATACGAATATCTCTCTCACTATAACTAAGAACTTTCGCCAATCTAATAAAGACGGAGAAAGCAGATCTAGTTATACCGGGAGGGAGTTTTTGATCATATGCCTTAAAATCTCCGGCAATGATACGGTCCTTACCAAATTGGGTGGCATGAGCAATAAGCTCAGACCATTCGGTACCGTAGGCATTAGTTCCCACGGCACACTCTGAAATAGTGGGATCTGCACAGAATATCGTGGTGATTGGCAGGAAATATTTTCGGAGCACCAATTTGTGCGCCAAAGACGCAGCAGTAAAAACTCTAACCTTATCTTTAGTTGTTTTGGTTACTTCGTCTTTCAAAGAAGCTTTGAAAATAGGATAGGATCTTACCCCTGCTAGGGCATTTTCCTCCATTAGCCTCACTTCATCCCAAAATAATTGGTCCAAAATTACTTCTCCACCGTCCAATTCATCTACAACCATATAATTGGAGAGAGGACCAGAAAGTGGAAAGCCAACAGATTTGGATCGATCCATTCTATCAATAAATCGAACATTTTCGATTCCATTGAGAACTTCCCGATCCGATAGAGGTTTAAGATCGGTAAAAGCAGGATATTGACAAGCATATTCAATAATAGGATTAACGTAGTCATCAGTAGCCCATTTAACTACATGGGGATATGGACCAACGGCTACATCACTATAACCTTCCAAGGCCTTATACCATGGTTTCCACGTCTCTGGGCCAAATTTAGGGCCTGCATATATATTCTCGTCACCACAATGGGTAGCAACAAGATCTGAAATGGGGGATTTCTCGACTTTAGTGTAATAGGAAGTGCCGCCAGGGCAAGATCCATACACATCAATAGGAATGTCAGGAGAAAAATAATTCACAGGTGACTTTTTGTCTACCTTTGGACCCTCATACACTTTCGCCCCATAAACAGAGGAGCGAAGAATTCCTTCAGACGTGGCAATAGGCAAATCACATAAAACCCGCAATTCTTCAATAGCGGAGCTCATTTCATTGGCAAGTATGCGACCAGAACAACCGCGAGTGGTGTCGGATACACCGCCCAAATGAAATCCTAGGATAATATTTGCAACACTATCACTAATGAGTGGAGCCATACACAAACCATTAAAAGTGGGCTTGCTTAAGAAATAGTTACTTCCAGGGAATTTAGTAAACCCATTGGTAACAATCCCATTAGAAGTTTTTCCTTTATAGGTAGTAATGACACCATCCCGCGAACGATAAGGCATA